TCGCTACAAAAAGAGATGCTATCAGAGGAAGAAAAGGCTGCAATTAGCCTTGATTATATTAAAAGGGTTCTTGATCCGGGGGAGAAAAAGTGGCGCGATGCCATGGATAAGTTTTTTATAAGCCAACGAAACCAAATGCAGGATTTGGTCGATAAGTGGCTGAAGAATCAAAAGGCTATCCCCACAGAAATAGACAAGAGCGTTTATTTAATCGCATATTGGAAACAATTAAATATAGACCCATCGGCGTTTTTGCTTGAGCCAACAGGGGAAAACAAAAAGCTGGAAAAAGTATTCCGGCCCCTTGTTAAAGATCAGCTCATACGTGAAACCGCCAGACTAAAGGAAGAGTTGGGTGCGCTCATATCTTTCAACGTTGATGAAGATATGATTGATGACATGGTAAAGGCCCGCATAGAAGATATTAAGCAAATCAATACCACTACATTTAAAATGGCTAATAAAAAAATAGGGTTAGCCATTGAACAGGCAATTAAAGACAACGACACACCACAGGAAGCGGCTAAAAAGATTAAAGAAGCTATATCAGACGTTGGTGAGGTCCGTAAAAACCAGAGTATGACAATAGCCAGGACTGAAACCGGGACCATTTCAAGCTCAACACGCTTTCAAGCCTTCAGGATTGAGGGCATAGAGTATACTGAATGGTTAACGGCGGGTGACGAAAAGGTCAGGGACTCGCATGTAATAGCAGGGAACAGCGGCCCGGTAGAGATAGGCGGTAATTTCCCAGCAGTTAATATGAGATTCCCGCTTGATCCAAAGGGCTTGCCGGGTGACATAATTAATTGCAGGTGTGTAGCTGTCGCAGCGAAAGCACCAAAGGGGTAAATATGACAAAAGAACAAGAAGACAAAATATGGCAAGAAGTAATGGAAGAGTATTTTAAACTATTAGACGATTTGTATATTAATGGAGACCCTGACTCAATAGAAGAACCGGTAGGGTTGTTAAATGACAAAGGGTGTTTTAATTAGAACATACGATACTTTTATTATATTACACGAGGGCATAAATGGAAATACGGTGTCATGGTAAGAAAAAGATAGGCGGATATTGGCAACGCTGTAAAAAGAAATTGTTTATAAATAATACTGCATCGGGTGAAATAGAAATCAAATGCCCGAAATGCAAAACCGTACAAATCATTAATCTGGAGGGCAAACATGAGTAAAAGAAAATTGAACGTAATTAAAAAAGCAGGCGCCAAACAACCGATGTCACTGGCAGCGGCGTTACCTGACATGCCACAGGACGCAATACCACAGCCTCACCTTGTGCCGGAAATTGAAGCTGCCGAAAAATCTCTTGAAAAGCTTCGTAAGACAAATTATACAATTGAGGGAATGGCTAAAGAACTTGGTATAACAGAAATAAACGTATACCCCCACAAGCTCGAACTTACCGAGGCAAAGATCGGAATGGATTTGGTCAAGGATGGTAGGTATCCGTTTTTAATGTTGTTTGAAGGTGACGGTGATGGGGTTATCAATCTTGCCGTTGAGCGGCCTGACGGTACAGAGGCAGACACCAAAATATCAATGCATAAAGTGGCCCGTGACACATGGAATACTGAACTTAAACATTATAAAATTCATAGCAGGGGTTTTTCCGGTGCTGTGTGTGTTCCTGCAAAAAGAATTATAAAATGCACCGCAAAGAAGATTTATTTACTATATTGATAATATATAGCGGAACCGTGGCTCGCCGGGTCGAAAGACTGGTTAAGAAAATGCCCTGATAAATAACGGACTTTACCCGCCAGGATCAAGAACCCTTTAGAGGTCGTTTTGTGGATAATACCACTTGACGACCTTTTTTTTATTGTTATGGCGAAGAAAAAGAAAAAGAAAAAACAAATTGAGGGCACTCATAATCAACCTACGCATCGTATGATTATTTATTCATTCGATTGTAATAGGGGGAAAGATGGATATAGAAGCACTGAAAGCCTTATACGGTACTGATAAAAAAGAAGATGTTATAAAGGCAAAGACCGAGACGCGCCAGGAAAAAGCATTTTCACCCCGTAAACCAAAACGGGTAGAAATGACAGCGGCTGAATGTAAAAAACTTTGTAAATCGGTAGGGCTTGAATACCTCGAAGGCTACGAGGCCCGCGTGGTTGAGCATGTTGTCACGGATGAAACCGTTGATAGATATGGTGACATTGTTAGGGCTGCTGGCGTTGATTTCAAAACCAATTACCAAAAGAATCCTACTATACAATATGCACACGATTACAAACAACCACCAATTGGCAAAAGTATCAAAATTTGGAATGATAAAGAAGAAAAAAATGTCAAATCATGGGGCCTATACTTTGATGATCGAATTGATAAGACCGGGCTAAGTGATACCATTTTTAAATTTATCGTTGCTGGTGCTATGCCTGCCTGTTCAATTGGGTTTGATCCTATAAAAGTAAATAATCCACGCAAAGCCGAAGAGCGTACAGAAATCGGATTAGGTGAATGGGGTGTTGAATTTATAAAGTCTGACATGCTTGAATATTCCCCGTGTTCAATAGGTGCAAATCCCAATGCGCTCCAAAACAGCATAAAGAGTATGATGTTGACACGGAAAAACTTTGACAAAATCAAAGAACTTTCCCTTGTCCCCGAGGATATGTACGCGGGTATTTTGGAAACAATAGAGAAAGCTATTGATAATGACCCGGAATTTGATATAAACAAAGTTGTCCCGGACGATAAAGAATATGAAGAGATCAAAACATCCGATAACGAACACGCGACACGGTTGAGTTCCCCCGACATGTATGATAAGTTCCGCAATTCGTTGAGGAAATCCGACGACAAAACATATTCCGTTATAAGTGGCAAAAAGAAATCGGATGGTAAATGGGAAGAGCATGCTTACAGATACAATAATGATTTATGGACGGCAAAAGAGGCTCGGAAACACAGCAGGGAAAACGACGGGATTGTGTTTGAGCCAGCCAATGGTAAGTCGGAAAGATTTTTTGACGATGATTCTTTTGAAGTAAAGTTTGTCGAAGCAATGGAAAGCTTCAAAGATGTTTACGAAAAAACAATCGTGTCAAACACTGAAGTAATTGAAAAATTAAATGAAATAGGTAAACAAATAGGCAACCTGAACATAACCCTTACACCTGACAAGGACAGTCCCCCTGCGGGCGGCGACCTGGACAAAGACACGTTTAAGAGTATACTTGGCGAAACCTTTTCGAAACCTTTATTTGGTGAGGGCGACAACTAATAGGAGATTATTAATGGAATTGAAAATTGAAGACATCAAAACAGCGCTTGAAGAGACAAAGTCTGAGATTAAAAGCAATATAAAGACTGCGTTACAAGCTGAATCCGATGCGGGAAACGAGGTCAAGGCCGCCCTGGATAAGAGATTAAAGAAGATTGAGGATGATCTTGCCTTGGTCGATGAGAATATCAAAAAAACGGCAGCCTTTCACGTTCCTGGAATGAAAGAAGAGCTTGCAAAAGACCCCTTTGATTATGGTCTTTTTATTCGTGCCGCCTTAAACCAGAGCAAAGGTAATCAGGGCGCATGGGATAAAGCCGGATACGAAAAGGAAATTATCGAGGAGTACGCAAAAGCCAAGGATATGATTGCCGGTGATGGTTCCCAGGGTGGGTATTTAATTCCCCCGGATGCCGCACAGCCGCTTGTTGACATGACTATTGCAAAAACCCCAATACTTTCAATGGGGACAACCAATATCCCCGATGCTGTTGGTGAGATACCTATTCCAAGGCAGACCGCACGTAATACCGCCTATTGGGTTGGCGAAACCGAAGCGCCAGACGAATCAAGTATTACTTTTGACGACTTTTATTTGCGTCCGAAAAAGATTGGCGTGTTGACTCGCTATAGTAACAGACTTAATTATCAGACCCGTGGAGCCATTACTAACATTATAATGGAAAGTATTTCAGATTCGATGGGGCTTGGTGTTCATACTGGCTATTTACAGGGCACTGGAAATGATTCACAGCCAAAGGGTGTTCTTACCCAAACCGGATACACGACCACGCCGAACCAGTCAAACAATGCAGTAAGATTTCGTATTGACAAGGCCGCTTCAATGATTCAGGCTATTGACACAGCCAACGAACTTATTGACGGTGGTAATTTCGGCTTTATCATGCGGCCCGAAGTAATGGGCGGGATGAGGCGCGAACGTGTTCCTCAGTTTACCGGTCAGCCAATTGGCCAGGGCATGCCTATTGCGCAGAGTGAGATACTTATGAGTAATGAGCAACTTGCAAAAAGAATAGGGTATATGCTCAAAACAACTACCCAACTTTCTGCCGTTGAAACTCGTGGGACTTCCAGTACTTCCAGTACGGTTATTTTTGGTAACTGGAAACAATTTTATACCGCACAATGGCGCGGGCTTGAAATTAAAGTCTCTGACACTGCCGCTATCGGTGGGAAATCTGCAATGGCCAGGGATTTTCTCTGGGTTGTTGCTTTTATGGAAGTTGATTCAAATGTTGGGCGTGTGACTGCTTTTACTCTTGCAGAAGATGCAGAAACCGCCGAAGCTAACTGGTCTAACGGGTAACACTGGAATTACTAATTCAAAGGAGATATAGATGACTTTAGGACGTGGTAAACTAATTGAAGATGTATTAAATTACCGGGTTGTTGTCCCTGATGAAAGAACCACGGCGGTAACGCTGTATAATGGTTCTTTGGTGGCGGTAACCGGAAATGGTATTGATACAAGAAACTGTGATGAAATTGTATTCGTCATAAACGCGGGTGATTTCCCCGGCGCGGCTGCTATGAATGCGTCAGTCATGCATAGTGCGACGGATGACCCTGATGATGCTACGCTTGTAAGTGGTAGCTCAAGCCCAAGTGATTCTACTGTTAGCGCGAACTTTTCAACAATAAACGCCGACAATGACAATGCGTTACACCAGGGTAGTATTAAGTGTAGCAATTTACACCGCTATATGTGGCTGAGAACATACCAGACGGCAGTAACTACTAACTATAGCGCAATTGCTAAGCTTGGACGTTGTGACCGTAACCCGCAGGCTAACAGCCCTGTATTTGATATTAACGAGTAAATGAGGGTAAAGGGGGAGCAGTCCCCCTACTTCTTATGATACTATCAAGTTATGAACGTTTGAGGCGCTATATTGGTGACGACTCTGATATCGGAGGGTATTCAGACAGTGCTATCAATAAGCGCCTTTTACTTACATGGTTGGGTTCTGTTTCTGATAGGGTAGAACAGCATATAAAGCGATCTCTTGAAAGCGTGTCAAGGACTGTTTATTTTGATATAGGATACGCACAAAAAGAGTTTTGGGTTTTGGGTGTTCCCGTTGCGTCGATTACCTCAATTAAAACTGATGCCGATGGAATGTTCACCGGTGATGAATCTACTTTAGATAGTAGCGAATACCATATAGGCACAGAGGGCAACAGTGTTGTGTTGTTATCTAACGCCTTCAGAACAAGTAGCATAGTAAACAGGGGCGTCCAGGTGGCTTACACCGGTGGGCTTGCTGTAAATGCTGTACGTTCTATTTTCGTTGTGCCGAGTACTACCGATTGGGTGGTTGGTCAATTCTGTATAGGGTCATCCTCAGACGCGGTTGGAATCGTCAAAACAGTAACAGGTACTACCGGATTAACGATTGAAGTATTATATGGTATATTTGAGGTGGCTGAAACTATCGGGGCTTATACAAATGAGGATGATGAGACGGCGGTTGCGGGTACGAGTACTACCATAACTTCAAAATCTCAAACTGCATTATGTGAATCATACCCTGCAATAGTCGGAGCTGTTGAGGGGGAGATACGGTACATGTGGAAGCACAAACTGGATTTTGAAGATAACTCCAGCCAGAGAGACGGGGAGACTATTAGAAGACCGTCAGATTCCCGCGCCAAGCTACAATTGGAAACAAGACTTTTGCTTGAACCATATATAAATGCAACTTTATAAAAAAAGTTGACGCATTTACAGTGCTTTTTATTATATTAATAATAGTTCAACTTGGAGGGCAAAATCCCAGTTTCAACTAACATTGATAAATTAATACAACGGCTTAACGTCAAAGATAAGCGTATTGCTGATGCTTTGGGCCGTGGCTTGGTAATTGGCCTGCGCTTTTTCGAGGGCATGATTGCAAGGACTCAAATGTCAGGCAGACCGGGATTAAAGACACCTACCGGCAATTTAAAGCGGTCTGGTAAGGTTAGCTGGCAAGGTTTTGGCCGGGACATCGTTGGCAAAGTTGGTTGGTATGCAAAATATGCAATGATTCATCAAAAGGGTGGCACTATCACACCTAACAAAAAGAAATGGCTGCATTTTAAAAGTGGTAGCAATTGGGTAAAAACAAAGTCTGTTACTATTCCGAAAAGATTACACGTATTTGAGCAGTTTGAAAATCGCGGTGAACGTATAATATTTAGAAGTATGCAAGAAGAATTAGCAAAGGCGGTAAAGTGATAATCAACAAAGGAGCTATGAAATGGAAGTACAGACCGGGGCCAAGCTGTTGTCATGATGTCGCTGCGGAGGGGCATATAATAGGCAAATTAATACGCGAAGAAAAGGTGGAGGTATTTCAATGATAATACGTGTAGACATAGACAATACTATCTGCAAATCCCCAAAAGGTGAAGACCCGGACTATACAAAATGCCGTCCTATCAAAAAGAACATACGCAAAATAAATGAACTGTACGATAATGGTCACTCTATACAATATTGGTCAAGCCGGGGTATGGGGACTGGAAAGGATCAGCTACACATAACTATGGCACAGTTAGAAAAGTGGGGTGCAAAGCATCATGCGTTGTTGTTAAATAAACCGGTTTATGATATGGTGATATGTGATAAATCAAAAAGGATAGAGGAATTATAATGTTGACATATTTTGAGGCATCAATGATCCCAGCCGATACCCCCACGCGCAATGTTGTTTTTGAAGTTAGAACCATTGTAGACAAAAAAAAGGTTAAATATAACT